GCTGCGTAAGTGTAATCCTTTAGTGGGTAATCGTCGGCAAAGGTCAGGGTGAAATACTCCGCCCCGTTAAAAAGCTGGCGGTTTGGCTGGGCGATCATCCGCAGCGTGTATGTTTGCCCTATTTCCCTGAGGTCGAATACGTGATACGCCTTGTTAGCCAATAGGGTTATAAAATCCTTTACCCGGGGCGTTTTTGTCGCTGCAAACGTGACCGCAAATTCGCGGGTGTCGAGCATGGTCGCGCTCAAGTCTACATCTGTGCCGTCCTCTTCCTGCCAATCGTTCGCGTCCGGTTGTTTGAGCGGTGGGAATGCCACCAGCCCGTTGTAACCGCCTTCGGTTATCCACACGCCGTATGTGGTGAATATGTCGACGCCGTCTATGTAGGTTTTTCCCGTCATTGCTTTAGCGTTACTCCTTTTAAGTTTATGGTGTCGATTCCGTTGCTTACTGACCGGGTGAGGTTCTCTATCCCTTCCAATCGGGCCGTGTTCTTCTCTATCCCGGCCAGGTGCTGCAGGATCATTCCGCTGTTTGCGCTCAGTATCTTGACGCCCTCGTTTATGCTGAAGGTGTGGCCTTGTATCGCTGTGAATCGCCCGTTTAGCTCGTCGGCGCTGTCCTGGCTCATGGCTGCAATCCCTTTGTTGGATGCCGTCCTGGTTCCTGCTCCGAATAGGTCAAACCCGGCGGCTGATCCTGCCGCTTTGGCGTCAGCCATTCCCTTGTTGAACTTGGCGATCAAATCCGGGCTTTGGGAATAAAAGGCTTGGAAATCGTCGAGCCAGCTCTGGTCGCCGGTGGTCGCATAGCTGGCTTCCATTCTGGCCTGCAAATCTGAAAACGCACCCTCGAATGCCTTGTTGAATATCATGTTAGCCATTATATTCTCGAGCGACTTGTTTACCGATCCCTCGAATGCTTTGGCCGCGCTGGTTCCGTCCTCAAAGGCTGTAACCAGCGCGTTTCTTAGGTCGTCGCCAAGTCCGCCGGTCAAGTCTGCGATTACTTGCTTTAGTTGCTCTTTGGCCTTGTCTGCTGCCTCTTTCCATTGGATTAGGTTGTTCAGTGTCTGCTTTGTGGCTTCTGTGACTTTGTTGTTGTCGACCAGGGTCTTTGCCAGGCTCGCGTTAAACTCACCGTTTTTGTCTATCAAATCCGGGTATACATCCAGCAGCGGTTTTACGACGTCTTTTTTCTTTTTGGCAAATAGCCCGGTGAGCCCTCCTATTATGCCGCCGACCGCCGCTCCTATCGCTGTTCCGATTACCGGAACCACCGACCCGATCCCGGCTCCAAGCGCTGCCCCGGCTCCTACGCCTGCGAGTATGTTTGTCCCGCTGATGGCGTTTTTCTTCCCGGTGATCGCTTCGCTGGTGGCGAATTTCTTTAGTTCTTCATTGTACTTTTTTTGCGCGTCGGTGAAGGCTGCCGCTCCGTCTTTCAGTTTGCCTTCGTAGTCTTTTATAAAAATGGAGCCTTTTATATCGCTGTTTAACCGGAGATTATCGTTTAGTAGGATGTTGTAATCCTGCTGTTGCTGAATTACCGACCGGTAATACTCAGCCATCACCCGCTTGTTTTCTGCTGCCTGCCCCACTACCATCCCGATTAGCTGGGTGGCTCCGCTTATGGCCATGCCTATGCCCTGGGATTTGCTTATTTTAAACCCGCTCTCTGCTAATTTCCCGAGCTGGCTGCCCATGTTCGCGACTACTGATAGCATTCCGGCCAGCTCGCTGTTGCTGTCGCCCAGCTTTCGGCTCAAATAGTCGGCGGCGTCGGCTATGTCGTAAAAATAACCGGCGGTTTCTTTGGCTTTTTTCTCCTGGTCGTCTGCGGCTTCTTTTTCGAGCTTGGCCGTTTCTTCCGTCCGCTTTTTTACCTTTTCAAATTCGGCATCGTTAATCTTGGCCAGGGCTGCCGCTGATCCTTCTTTCGAGCTGTTTGCCGCTTCTACGATTGCCAATTCCGCCGATCCCGGGCCCCGGGGTTCCATCTTTGTACTCTCGGCAATGGCTACCTGGATCTTTAGGATTTCTTCTTTTAGTGCCTTTTCCTTCTCTAACTTGTCGAGCTTTACGGTTAATCCTACCTTTTCCGCATAGTTGGCTTTTTCTATCGCTGCCTTTAGTTTCTCGATTTCGGTTTGCGCCTTTTCTGGTTTTTCCTTCTCTCCCAGCTTTTTGTTTATTTCGTCGATTTGCCCCTGTTTGGCTGTGACGGCCTTCATTGGGTCGACGTCCGGGGTTTTCTTGATCTCTTCGAGCTCTTTTTGTAATTGGGCTTTCTTTGCTTTTAGCGCGTTGATTTGGGCCTGGTACGTTGTTTTAACCGGGTCTGGTTTTGCTGCCTCTATCTTCTGGGCTGTGGCGGTGAAGGCGTTGTTTACGGTTTCCGTTTCGTTTTTCCAATTCTCCAGCGAGGCGGTGAGCTCGCTGCTGAACTTGGAAATATTACCGGTTCGGCCCCACACGCTGCTATTGGGCCCTCCCCATACCTCTTCGCGCAAATTGTCCAGGTATGTTTGAAGCTCTCGTTTGGCGTCCGCCTTTGTCTTTTCGTCGACCGCCACTTTTACGTTTGCGATCAGCGGCGCGATCTCCTGGTCTACGTTCGCGGCTCGGTCTGCTCCCAGCGCCTTTTTCACTTCGTTGTGAATCCCTGCCGTGCCCTCTGTGATCCTGGGATTATATTTTTCGCTGATTGCGTTTAAGGATTCCTGCTTTACTTTTAGCGCTATATTTTCGGCAATCCCTTTGTTTATTGCGGTGTATGCATCGGCGATTCCTTTGGTGTTGTCGAGCTCTTTTTGCTGGTCGGTTAAATAGTTCCCGTATTGATCCAGAATCGCGGCCTTTGCTTTTTTCCACTCGTCGGTTCCTTTGGTTGCGTGATTTAGCTGGGCGAAAAGCTGGGCGGTTTTGTCCCGTTCGTTTTCGACCTGGGAGGCTGTTTTGGCGATCGCTTTTTCGAGGTCGGTCTGGTAGGTTATTACTTTATAAATGGCGAATCCGAGCGCGGCCACGGCCATCGCTGCCAGGACGTATGGGTTGGCCAGCGAGGATGCTTTGGTTGTGCTTGCTGCTTTTGCTTCCGCCGCAGCCACGTTTTTTAGGGCCAGCGCTTTGGCTTCCTGCATGGCGATTTCTGCTGTTATGCCGCGGGCTTTGGCAGCCATGTAAAAGTTTTGCGCGTTTATAATTAGGTTGTATTCTGTTTCGACCGCTGCAGCCCGGGCGGTTGCTGCTGCTTTGGCGTTCTCGGCCCAGGCGACGGCCATCACCGCTACTTTCTGGGCCCCGTAAATGGCAATTAACCCGGTCAAAACTTCGCCCACCGCCTGGTAGTGATCGACCAGGGTGTTTATTCCGTCGATCGCTCCGTATAAAATCCCCTTGTTGTCGGTGCCGATCTTGTTGTACATCGCGGCCAGCTTGTCGCCTAGGTTTGAAAGTTGGCCTGTTAGGCTGGCAGAAATCAGCGCGTTGGCTCCTGTCACTCCCTTTAGGTCGCCCAGGCTCAAAATATAGGCGCGGATCGCGCTGGCTGTATTTTCGACGGTGGTCTTTTGCTCTTTGAATGAAAAGGTTACTTTGTCGCCGCTGGAGCTGGCCTTTATCCCAAATTCCTTTAGTCGTTCGAATTCGCTTGTCTGGGCGTCCAGGATGGCTTCTGTTAGCTGATCAAAACTTTTGCCGGTGCTGCTGGCCAGGTCGCCCAGCTTGATCATCTGCTCGCGGGTCGGGACAAATCCCTGGTTTGCCATCTTTATGAAGGCCCCGGTTACTTCGTCGAGCTGGAATGGTGTTGTGGCTGCAAATTGGGAAAGCATCGCCAGCGCGTCGATTCCCTTTACCTCGCCCAGCGTGTTTTTTAGTACGATTCCGAATTTCTCAAATTTGGCGGTGGTGTCGAGTATGGTTTTCCCGATTAACCCTATGCTGGCGACGGCTGCCATTGCGGCCATTCCGACCATGCCGTTCATCGCGCTGAACGCCTCCTGCATCTTGTTGCCTTGCGCCGCTGCTGTGTTCCCTATGCTGGTAAGTTCCGCCCGGGATTTTGCCGCGTCGGCCTGCAGCTTGGTGTTGTCAAGCTCGACCGCAAATCGTATACTTCCATTATCGTTGTTCATTGCTTACCCGTATAATTCTTTTCTTATTTTCGACCGGTTGCGCGGGTCGTCCGCGTTGATCGTTTCCTCTTCTTTTAAGTCATCGTAGCTGGGGAGGACGGAGCTGTATAGTATCGTATTTGCGTAGCTCATGCCATGCAAAACGTAGTCTATTGTCAGCGTGTATCCCTTTGCGACGCCTGCTATTATTGCCCAGATGCTGTCGTTTTTACCACCTCCCGCGTCGGCTTCATCAGATTTATTTCTGTTAGGGAAGTGGTAAGCGCGAAAAAATCCGCGATCTCCATCTTGGTCAATAGCTGGGTTGTTAACTCGTATAGTTCCCGGGGGGACAGCTCGTTTAGTATGGTGTGGGCGAGCTCCGCCTGTTTGTCGATGGTCACTTCTGTGGTTTCCGTGATTAGGCCAAAAAAACGCCTTTTTACGACGGTTTTGGTTTGCTTTATGTTTTTGGCGCCTAATATCAAAACGGCCACTATTTCGCCCAGCGGCTTGCATTCGGGGGCGATCAGTATGGTTTCGGAGAATACGTTTCCCGGGTCAAGTTTGACCGCTGGTAGGGTCGCGACCAGCTCACTTACAAGGATAAGTGTCGCTGTTGTTGGTGGGGCCACTTGGTATGTTTGACCGTTTAGTTTTATTTCCTGAGTGCGCTCGAGTATGGTGTCGGCGACCCTGGATTCTGTTGTCTTTTCATGCATGTCGTGTGTGGGTTGTGTGTACCGGTGGCCGGGCTTTCCCCGGCCTTTTCTGTGCTTCTCTCTTCCAATCAAAAACTAAAAGGGCCCGGTGATGGCCGGGCTTACTTTTACGGTTTCGTGTATGGTTTCAATATGTTTCCGGTGGTCGGCTTCAATCCTTCGAAGGTGTACTTCCAAATCTTGCCGTCCTGCGAGCTCCATGTCTCAACTACTGAAACACTGGTATAATCCATTATGAATCCCTCCAGAGTTACGTCCTCCGGGGTTAACCGCAGGGTGTGGTTGGTTAGGATTACGCCATCGGCGTCTGCAATGGGTTTTGTGGCGCCTTTCTTTACGAAAATTTCGCATTCAAAAACGCTGCTGTTTACGTTTTTGCGGACGTCAATAAGTGCACCGCCTTCTGCGGTTGCCTTGAGTGTGTTCCCTGGTGTCGTGGTCAACTTGGCCGTGCCTTCCTTAATATCGGGAAGGGAGGTGAAGGTCGTTGCTGCGGCTCCAGTGGATACTCCGATTTCGACTGTGGGTTTACCCCATGATAATACTGCCATCTTATTAGTTTTTAAAAGGTTGCTAACTGAAATTTGATTTTTGCGTTTACAAAGTGCTGGCCTATCTGGTCGGCTGGGAATGTTTGTATGGTTCCGCCAAGCGACCAATAGTAGTTCCCTGGGGTAGTTGCTTTTACAATCTGGTTTACCAAGATACCCAAAGCCCGGCAGCGGGCTGTATTTTTGACCAATGTCCCGGTTCCGTTGTCTATGTCGGGGACGTAGACGTTTAGGTTAATGGCTCCGGTTTGTATTTGGTCGTCGAGCCCTGCCACGAATGTAATAACCGCGTCCTCGGTGGTTGCGTTGATTGGCCTGGTTCCGTCTTTGTAGACTGACCCTTTGATGGCCTGCTTTAGTGCGCTGCTGCTTATTAGCGCGAATAAATCGCTTTCTACTTCGTCCGCCGTCTTTGTCATTTGGTGAATCCGAGCGTTTTTAAAAGTGTTGGGACTTGCTGTTCGGCCAGCAATTCGGCGCTGGTTAAAACGTTAAAATTGCGCGCTTCTACCGCGGCGGCGTATTTCATGCCTGCTACAACTACGAGCGCTATTCCTTGCGGGAATTCGGCGACCAATTTGTTTATTAGGGCTTTGCCGGTTTGTCCTCCCTCGTTGCCATCAAAGGCCGAGGCGGTGTGAACGGCTCCGTCCTGTAGGATTAGGTATCCGATCGAGCTTCTTAGATTTCCGGTGCGGTCTTTGTAACTGCCGTTGGTTCGCGCTTCGTTGATGCAGCGCTCGCCTACGTACTTGAAGGCGTATAGAATCGCGTCTTTCCTACGTTGTATTTCAAGCGCCAGGTGCTGCTCTATTGCCGCCATCGGTGTTACTTGTTTAATGGCCATTTGCGATCGTTATTTTGACCCGTCCTACTGCATCCAAAAACTCGACATTCTGGACTTGGAATTCTCCCAGCGTCTTTCCTTTGTCGGTTATCAGCAGCACCCGGTCGGCATCAAATGGCTGTGTTTCGATTAGTATCGTGTAATCGACTATTTCGAATTTTCCATCTATGTATCTGCCTTTGGTGTTGTGGTGGTTCGTTTGTATAAAGCAGTCTATACAATCGCTCCACGCTCCTGTTACCGGTATCGGATCGCCCGTTGTTGGGTTTGTTCCGCCACCTGTTTTGCTTTTGTATTGCAGCGTCCCGTTGGTCATAAATCCTCACCTTTATATCCGTAAAGCCTTTCCCTCGTGCCCAGCTCCGCGTATACCTCGGAGGCGTCGGCCAATAGTCGCGATTTCTCTTCTGCGCTCAGTGTTATGGTGACGCCGCCCTCAGTTACTATCGGGGCCTTTGTTAGCCACATCATGACGTCCGCCTCTGCAAATTGGAATTCTCGGGAGGCCAGCGTTTCGCTGTTTACTTCCGCATTTACGTTCAAATCCCTGGCCGCTGCGAACCGGGTAATCGTTCGCAGCGGGATCGGGTATGATGAAACGGCTTTTATTGCTTCGAGGATTGTCACTTCGCTTCGCTATTAGTTGCCGCCGTTCCAGCCGCTTGCGTTGGTGGTATTCATGAATACCAGCGAGGCGCGGTTGATCAAACCGGCCTGTACGTATGCTTCGGCCATTGTTACCTCAAGCAGCGGGTTCAATTCGCTGTATACGGTTGTTTTGGCGTAAGCCCCTTGTACTTGCAGCGCAGCTGTGTTGTCAATCAATGGGACGGGTTTGTAGTATGTGTAACCCAGCTGTGGGGTTGGGGCCAGCGTGACTACTTTTTCGTTCCACGGCTTGATAGTGGTCTGGGTTCCGTCCTTCGCTTCGATGGTTGCGTAGGAGTCGATAACCAAAAACTGCGGATATCCTTTGGCCTTCATGTAGGCGTTTACGTTGTCAACACTCAGCACCTCGGTGCTGGTGAGCCCGCTTACGTTGATTAGTACGCTGGCCACCCTCTTGGTAGTGGCTACCTGGGCGAGCAAAAGTTCAAAGGTGGAGGCCTCCAAAATTGCGTACATCGGTTTTTTTAGTCCCAATTTGGCAATCGATTTTTGCTGCTTTACAATGTCGCCGATCCCGTCGGCGCTGGCTGCGTTGCTCCACAGCGTGGTTACTCCGACGAAATTGGCGGCTGGTACATTGAAGTTGATCTCGTCAGCAGTTGCCATTTCGCCCTCAATGCTGGCCGGGAATGTTTGCTTGCCACTGCATCCAATGCGGAGCGCGTCGATCTCGATCTTGTAATCGGTTCCGTCGTTTACCGCCTGGACGTCGTTGTATACCATATCGACCAAGTATTGCGCTGTCGCCTTGTCGAGCTGGTTGTTTGCGCTGATTACCTTCAAATCCTTATAATCATTGATTTCCTCTTCGCCCTTCTGTTTTGAAATGGCGATTTTACCCAACTTTCCGCTCCAGGAGCCTACGGTTTTGCGGGTTTTCAGCGGGGCCTTTGTATTGAAGGCGACCCTGTCGGCAGAGACGGGGATTCCGTCATTGCCCTCGATTCCTTTTAGGTCAAATCGTGGGGTGAATTTCAGGGGGAATAGCTTTGACCAAACAAGGCCGTTGCCTGGTTTGTAGCTGTTTACCTCGGCCTGCATGTTGGTCTGGTCGAGGTCAAAAAGTGGCTTTAGCATGATTATACGGCTTTAATGGTTGGTATTAGGGCCAAAACTTCCAGGGAAGCATTGACCGTTTCTTTTCTTACGTTGGCGAAATTCACCAGCTTTATTACCTGGTCGCCTTTGCCTGCGAATACGTATGCACCTGTCAAATATTTAGGTGTGTAGATGGGAACCGCTGCGGATGCGCTTGCTGCTGCGGCTTGGTATAAAACCGTACCGATTGCGATGGTCAAAGCCAAGGAAACGGTGACAACGTCCTTTGTGGCGTATGTGGTCGTATCTACTGCAGTGCAGGCGACCGCCTTTGTTCCATTTCCGATTGCGTCGCCTACTGCTACTCCTGAACCTTTGGCGATTTCGATGGTTGTGTCGCCGCTTGCGACGGCTTTAGTAAGGCGATATGCCTTAATTGGGGTAAAAACACTCGAGCCGTTTGGGCCGACCGCTGTCCCGGGGAGTACGTCCCATGCTGGATTACCGACGATGGCACCTCCTGGTTTCTCTCCGAGTATCTGCTCGAAAATAACCGGGGTTACGGAGTCCGGGCTTACTTCAAAAAAGTTTACGTTCATTTCGATTTATGGGTTTATTTTGGTAGCCCTAAAATGGCAGGGGCTGCCGTTTCTGCCTCTCTCGCTTTAATGCGGGCCTCCACTTCCGGGGTTGGTTTTTCCGGGGTGGTTCCGCCTCCGGTTCCCATTGGCCTCCCAAAAACCGCCCCTCTTTGCGTGGCTTCGGCGACAAAGGCTTCGGTGTCCGTTTTTACTTCTGTCAGCCATTCGGCGTAAGCCTCGTCGCTTTCAAAATTCATCCGGGACAGGTCTTTCTCGTATCGTTCGCGGAGCTTGGCCGGGGCCTTCTCCATTGCCACTGTTAGTTGCTGTTTACGGGTGTTCGCCACCTTGTCACCTTCAATGGCTGCCAATTTCGCGGCCAGCTCTTTGTTCTGGTCGATTATGGACTTGGCCCATGCCGGTGTTTCGTCGGCGGCTGCTTTTTTTGCTGCTTCGGCTGCTGCTGCTGCCGAAGCAGCATCTGGGTTTTTGCCTTCCAATTCTGCCAGCTTTTTCTCGAGGTTCGTTTTTTCGGTTCGTACCTTGTCGCTGTCGGCCTGGAATGCCTTTAGTAGATTTTCGACGCCCGCGACCGCTGTTTCGACCTCGGTGTCGTTTTCGATCAATGTTGCCAGGTATTCTGCGGCCCCATCAAACGCCTTATCGCCAAAACCCATGTTTTTATACTTGTTTTTCAGCGCTTCCTTGATTGTGTTTTTCATACCCTTTTTTTGTTTGTTAAAGTTTATATGCTTCAAAATTAGCCGATTTTAAATGTGATTATATTACAATCATTTATTTTTTAGCTTATTTTTAATTTAAATTCTTTCTAAATCATATATCACAATGAAGATAAACATGTTATGATTTGCACCGGT